ACGCACGTTGGAATTAACGAGCGTGGCCGAGTCAAGCGAGCCGTTGATAATCGCCTGATCCGCAAAAGCAACACCAATCGCCTGTGTATTAGGCATATCAATACCCCTTTAGGTGGTGCCCCCGGCGGGTTGCCCCGCCGAGGGCGTTGCTATTACGAAATGCGGTAGCAAGTCCAAGCAGCATCGCCGGTTTTGCGAGCGCGGAAGTGGCCCGACGCACCGTCAGCAACCACAGCCGAACCCACAAACGTCCAGCCGGTGCCCGAGAAGGTCACATCGTTTGCTCCGTTGTCACCGAGATTGATGCAAAAGAAGTCAAACGTGCTACCCACGCGAGCGCTGCTGACAGCCGCATCGACGTCATCGGCGTCTGCCAACGAGTACGTGCCAGCGTCCGTGCCGCCTGAATCAACCGAGAAAACACCGTTTTCAAGGTCAGCCACAGCGATAGTGCCAGTCGAGCCAGCGTAAGCCGTGACGGCGTTAAGAACGCCCATCAACGGCTCGGCAGCGTTACCGGCGCCTACTTGATAACCACCAGAACCATTAGGAAGTGCCATTTTTAGTTACTCCTTAAATTTAACCATTAGCCCCAGAGGCGCACGGCCATCTGCGGACGGATCACCGAGTAGCCATACAGCACGTCAATACGGCATGGCATACGGTCGTTGTTAATGTCGTACTGACGAACAACGCGCATGGAAATGCCGTTGTGCACTTGGCGCGAAGCCATATCGACGCCCTGCGGCATGAGCAAGTCAGCCGTAGCAAACGCGATTGCATCGCGGTGGTACACAAGGTTCTGCGGGTACTGCGTCGAAGCGCCACCCAAGAACGTCACAGCAGCACTGTTCTGCGGGAACGAATCCACCGTCGCCAAAGCAACGCTCGACGTGTAAATCGCCGGCGAAATCTTGACGTTGGTAAACGCGCTGGCAGCAGCGGTAATGTCCTCAGTGACCACGAACTGCTGGAGCGAGCCAGTCGATTCGCGAGTCTGCGGGTTGACCGAGTACACGTTAGCGATCGTGAACACGTCGCCCTTCTTAAGCGTGTTGCCGGTCGTGCCGTTCAGCGTAATGGTCGCCTGACCCTGCGTGGAAACCGTACCGTTCACCGTGATGGTGCCCGTGCGGCTGCCGGTCGTGAACTGCTTGATCGACTGCGACATGTTGAGCTCGTTAAAGCCCAGGATGCCTTCGCCGAACATGCCGTTCTTGAACTGCGACGAGATGGTGCTGACCGGGTTAAACAACCCCTTCATGCCCTCGATAAGCGCAGCGTTGGCGGCCGGGTTGACGGTCGCGTAGCGCGGCGACATGACGGCAGCGGCTTCGTTCAGCTTCTGCTGGGCAGCCAACAGAACAGCGGTCGTGCCCGGCGTGGTGCCCGGCGTACCGACTGACTGATAGATGTTGTTGAAGCTGTTAGCGACGTCCGCGTCGATGCTGGAAGCCAACTGGCTGATACGCGGCTTGAGCACGCGCTCGGCAAAGTCGTCCAACTGCATCGTCATTTCGGCGGTCGTAAAGTTGACGCCGATGTGCTTCTGCGAGGCAACCGTCAAGGTCGTGAACTGCTCGTTGTCGTCCTGCACTTGCAGGGCGGCACCGTCGGTCACAAGGGCGCGATCCGGCAGACGGATACGCAGCGTGGTGCCGATCTTGGCGCCTTCGACGGCGTAGCTGCTGTCGTACTGACGGTTGACGTTGCGGGTGATTACGAGGTTGTTCTCGAGGATCTCGAGCGCTTTCCGCGTAATCATGTCAATAGTAAGAATTGTATTAGCCACGAAAGTGTCTCCTAAAAATTGTTAGCGACGTTGACGCGTTTCCCACTGCTTGATCTGGCGTCGACGCTCGGCCTCAATCCACTCTGACGTGCTCATGGCCGTAACCGAGCGGGGGTCAGTTGTTTCATAAGTGCCGGCGCTGGTGCCTCGAGCCGTTACCGGCTTGATCGGCGCGGGAGCGCTGGTGGTTTTCTTGATCGGTATCGGATTGTCAGCCATTTTAGCCTCTATCTTGCCGATCTCTTTAGCCTGAAGGTACGGCGACAAACGGGAAATACGATCGGCTTCGCGGGGGTTTGAGCCTAGGTAATAAGCCAGCTCTGGCCCTACGTCTGACGCCTGAATCGTCTCAGCCATCACGGGCGTAATCGGCAGTGACGGGTTGTAGGCGACCTTTTCAAAGTCGTCGTACTTGTCCCGCACGGCTTCTTCACGTTCGTGATAAGCCTCCACAAGAGCCATACGCTCGCGCTCGGCCTCGCGTCGGGCTAGGAGTTCAGCTGCTTTGCGCTCGGCCAAAGCCTCGGCATACGCATCTGGATCTAAGTCCTTGCTCGGCAAAGGCGCAGACTCAGCCGCTGGCTGAGTTTTTAACGCTAACTCTCGATCCCACTTGCGACGTTCCCGTGCAAGCCTTTTGCCTAGCATCGCGTCTAGCTCTTCTTGAGTAAACGTCTTGGCAGGCTTCTCTTCCGGCGATTGCGTTTCCGCAACAACTTCGGGTTCCGGGGCCGCCGTAGCTTCCGGTTCCGGCGCGGGTACTTCCGCTACAACTTCAGGGACTTGGTTTTCGTCCGTCATAACACTTCCTTACGGAAACCTGGTGAACCGCACCAGTACGGTCAAACTTTAACTTATTTGTTGCATTTATGGAACAGGCAAAGAGTATGGCTCAATGTCTTCCAATGTCAGCACAAATGTCTGGCTATCTGGGTCGCTAGGGCTAGTAGAGACGTTGACCACCTGAATGACGGCAGCGTTCACCGCATCGTCCTTAGCGTAGAAGGTATAACTTTGGGTAGCCGGGTTGGTCGAGTAGACCGGGCGTCCCCAGACGGTTGTCGTGGGCTTACAGCCGTCCACGTCCGCTGCGTACACCGCGCCGCTGTTGGCGCTGATTGACCCAAAGTCATACGTGACGTTAATTCGGAACTTAAAGAACGAATTGACGTTGGTGGGGGTTACCGGACCCGTGGGTGGGTCGTCGGTGTTTTCCCACGTAATTGTCTTTAGCCAGTTTCGGGCGATATTGTCTTTAACCCAGTAGTAACTGTCGCCGGTTGCTAACTGTTGACAAATAGTCACAAACCCGTTGCTTCCGGTTGTGGCGTCCGAAAACGCATTGTTGTTGCGGATGCTGATGTTGGCGATCTGCGAGTTTGCGTTCAAGTACGTATCGTCGCCAATCAACATGGCGCTGGAGAGGCTAGAAGTCACGTTGCGACGAATGAACGTGTTGTTTTCGATGTAAATGTCCGAACCGTTCAAAATGTAGATATTCGGCGGCAGTGCAGCCGTTACCGACAAGTTGTCGTCAAACGTGTTGTTTCGAATCGTAACGCGGGTCGTTGCGTACGAAGTCGGAACCGCTTGCTCGCCAACCAAAATGGTGTGGACGGCGTTAGCGCGGTTAGTAAACGAGTTGCCCTCGATCAGCACGTTAGTACAGTTGGCCGAGTCAGAGGTAACGTGGGCAATTTCAAGGCAGCAATCTTTGCACTGCGAAAACTTGTTGCCGATAAACGACACGTTGGATGAACGAGCAATTACCGCTGCGGATCGAAAACTACCGTCACCCGTGGTGAATCGGTGTTTGCGAATGACGTTGTTGGCAATGACGTTATTGCAGTTCGTGCCAGAGGCTTGGTAAATGCTGTGCCGGTCGCAGTTCTCGATAGTGTTATCAAAGATGTGCGAGTCGGTCGTGTTGGGGATATGGATGCCGTAGCCAGAGCCGGACACCGTACCCGGAATATCTTTCAGAATGTTGGCGTACACCATCGCACGCGTCCACGTTCCCGACGGGAAAGCGTTGAGCGAGATGCCGACGTTAATCTGCGTAATGTTTAGATCGTGAAACCGAGTGTTGCTGATGGTTTGCCCAGAAGCAGCACCGATAGCCGTTTGGCCGTAACCCGAGTTGTTCTCGCCAACCAGCGTCAGGCCGTCGATCTCAATGTCATCGCAAGTGCCAACTAACTGAAAGATATACGCGCCAGAAGCAGCGCCAGAGAGGAACACGCGTCCCTTGCCCGTGATGCGAATACGGGTTTTGTTCGTAATTGTCAGGCTGGCATTGACCAGATAGTTGCCGTTCATCTCCAGCGTATCACCTGCCGACAACGCGGTCAGGGCGGCTTGCAAAGCAACCGTATCGTTAGCAACGCCATCGCCTACAGCGCCGTAGTCTTCCGGCGTAATGACGTTACGAATCTGCTGAAGAGTCGCCTTAACCGTCGTTCCGCTCTCAACAACCGGAATCAGGCTGGTGCCCGGAATCGGATCGGTAGCCGAGACTAATTGTGAAATCTTAACGGTCGTAGCCATTACTTACTCCTTGGGGACAACGACCCAAGACTGCTTGTCTTCATCCCACGAATACATCTCGCCATCTTCTGGCATCGGCACCGGAGCCTGCCATTGGGCATTGGCATCTAATACCCAAGACGGATACGGCTGCGGCGCTACAAAGGCGTCAATGTCAGCGCGATAAGTGTAGCCGATACCCGCGTAGTTCTTGCGAACATTGCCGTTGTAACTGGTTTGTTTCCAGTTACCGCCAAGCAACTTCTGGCAGAACGCCACGCCGATGCTTTCTACCTCGTTGCCGTTAGCGTCAGACGTATCCTTGTTGTCTACGACGATGACGCGCTTAACGACGTTGTTCTCGTCCAATTCAGCAAAATGTGCCATAACCAATCCTCAATTTGGGCAAAACTCTTTAATCGTAGTATGGGCGCACAACGCCCTGGCTTGTTTATCAGTCCGTACATGGTACGCAGAAATGTGCGAGTAACCTAGTTTCACCGCTACCCACACCCTTTTGTGTCCCATATACACCCGTAATATCTCTTTCCTCAAACTCTCCTTGTCGGGCAGCGCCGGATTTGGGTCGGTCTGGTACTGCTCGTAAGGCGAGTAAACGATGATCGGATGCACCATGCCTCGCTGCTGGATGTCGGCCTTAATAATTGGCATAAAGGCTTCCGGCAGTTTGTGCATGAAGATTCCTAAATCCGATAACGCATACTCCGCATAAAACTGTGGAAAATCGTTACGCTGCGCCTTGAGTATTTTCAAGATGCAACGCCGTTAAACTGCTCTCGTCCCCGACGTATCCCGCTGGAAACGTGTTAAATGCCAAAGATACTCGATCATCGCCTTGCACGGTTTCTACCATGTGCGTGAGGCTTGACGGGAACAGCATCAAATCGCCAGCGCCAACCTCAAACCACCACGACTCGCTGTTGTAGAGGTTGTAGTTGTCGGTCGGCAGTTTGATCTGCTGATAACCGTCTTTGTAAAAGTAAATCTTGTCCCGTTCACGAGAAGCCTTGAGGTACAGCACCCCAGACACAAACGAGTTGGGATGCGAGTGTTTGTGGTGGTACTGACCGGCCTTGGTGTAGTTCAGCCACGATTGCGTCAGACGCAACGTAACGTCGTGTTTCGGCGCGTAGATAGAGCGCAGATACTCGTTGACGCTGGCCTCGGCAAACGCCTTGAGGCTTGCCATCGTGTCGTGACGCAGCACATAGCGGTCATCGCTCGTCGTGTTACCCATGTTGCTATGCGTCGGCTGCTCGTCCACAAACGCCATTTCCTCGGCGGTGTAGTCCCGTCCAAGTTCAAACTTGGCGACAGCCGTAGGAAAGAGGTTGTATGTAATCACGCAACCGCCTTTTCAATCTGGGCAACGTAATCGTCAAACGCAGCCTGCTGCTCGGGTAACAGAATCGTCGGCACCGCGTCCTCAAGTTCCTTGATCTTTTCAATCGTGAACATGATTTCATCCCACGACGGTTTGGGTCGGGGGTCTTCCCAGCGGGTAATCTCGCGGTTGCTGATCTCCCACTTTGCGCCGGGGCGAAGCAAGTGCATCGCCGTATCAATGCCCATGAGTTGATAGGTTTTCATGTGAAGTTGACCTTGAGAATTACGATACCGGAGCCGCCAGCATAAACAGCGCCGCCACCACCGCCTCCGGTGTTAGCCGTTCCTGCTGTTCCCGCCACAGACGGGACGTTGCTTATACCGTTACCACCACCGCCAGCGCCACCTGTGCCGCCTGTACCGCCGGGCGATGCACTACAACATCCACCACCGCCGCCAGCGTAAGTTACAGACGAACCAGAAATTGACGATGCAGTCCCGGCACCGCCGTTACCACCGTTGTTGCCCGAAGCATTTGAACCGACAGCAGACGCGCCGCCACCACCGCCTGCGCCAAGGTTTGAGCCTAAACCATTGCCGCCATTGTTTCCTTGCGACGGACTGGCCGAAGGAGTATTGCCTGCTCCTCCTACACCTAATGTTGGAGCGCCATCGCCGCAGCCACCGCCGCCGGAACCGCCTGCAACGCCAGCGGTTTGCCCAACAGCGTTTCTGCCGCCTCCGCCGCCACCTGCGGAAGTAACTGTTGAGAACGTAGAGTCCCCACCAGAACCGCCTCGGCTACTGCTTCCAGCGGTTCCACCGGCACCCACGGTAACGGTGTATTCCGTACCCGCTGTAATGGCTAATGCGGTTCCCGTGCGAAAACCGCCTGCGCCGCCGCCGCCGCCAACGCCGTCACCACCGCCACCACCCCCCGCAACAACGAGGTAGTCAACGCTCACCGCACCCGCTGGTGCAGTCCACTTCTGCGATGACTTGAAGGTGAAGATTGTGGCAGAGCCGATGTCGTACTTGAGGATGACGATGCCAGAGCCGCC